AGAACCTATTGATAACTTTGACCATGTATTAGTAGCAGAACCATATAATAAATCGCCTGTAGTAACTGTATTTTGTCCTGTACCCCCATAAGTTGCACCGATAGTTGATGCGTTCCATGTACCACTTGTTAATGTTCCTACGCTTGTTAAACTTGAACTAACAACAGTTGAATTTAATGTTGTACCTGTTAATGTTCCAGCAGCAGCAGTTACTGTTCCTGATCCACCTAAACTAATAGATGTACCATTTACAGTTAAAGAACTATTAGCCAATTGAGCATTACTAATTGTTCCACTTAATGATGATGTAGGAATGGTTGTAGATGCAGTAAACGCACTTGTACCATTTCCATAAATATAACCAGTTAATTTCGTTGCACCTGAACCACCATTGCTCACACCCAACACACCTGTCGAAGATACTCCTTCAGCAAGGAATGATAAGTTGCGAGATATGGTCATGAGCCGATAATTCCTTGATTTTTCAAATCAGTAATTAAAGCAGCTAATGTTCCACCAACTTGACTCAATGTTGATGATGTACCAGGCAAACTTGCAGTTTTAGAATAAAGAGTAGGTGTTCCATATCCACCAGTAATTTGTTTAATAAACTGTATAGATTGGATAAAAATATTACCTGTTGTTGTTATTCTTGACAAATAAGCACCACAATATGTTGATGCAGATGGAGCAGTAAATGAAGTTACAAAAATAGTTTGATAACTTGGTGTTAATGCAATAGTTTGATAACCACCACCAGGATAACTTGCCATGTAAAAACTTTCTGAACTTGGCGATCTTGCAGTAACAAATATAGAATAAACTTGACCAGGTTCTAATGGATTAAGATTAGGCCCATAAGTAGGTAACCATAAATATAATGGTGCATAAGGAGAAACCATTGTTGGATAAATAACAAATGCTTCAGATCCATCATATCCAACATAATTTCCAGCACTTTGACCTTCTAATCCAGCACTTGTAGATAATGTTTCAGGAGTAATTACTGTTCCATTAGAAAGTATTGGTAATCTTCCTGTTTGAAAATTTTGATAATTTGAACTACCTTCAGGAAGTTTTATATCGTAATGTGAATAATGAACACTATTATATAAAGATGGAAGATAATTATTGTTAATAGTTAAAACAGTTCCACCTTGTCCAACATATCCAGAATCATGCAATATTGTATTAGAAGCAGGACTGTTTCCATCTAATTTATAAGTAGAAGAAAAATAATTTTGACCATCAATTCTATTATCTTTACAAACGATAGTAAATGAAGTTCCAGGTACATTAGATCCATATTGAGGACATCCAATATTGGTTAAATCTATTGCAATACCTGATGATGAACTTATTAATTCTAAATAATTATTATAAATTCTAATGTGTCTGCTACATGATTTAATATAGGTACATCCTGCTTGTCCACTTAAAATATCATTATTTCTAATTTCTGTTTGTGATCCAAAAGTTCCAGTTGAAATTTCTAAAATTTGATATGTGTAAGAGTTTACAATTCTATTATTTTGAACCCATCCAATATCAGATCCTTGCAACAAAATACCAATATTAAAGTTTTGAACTAAACATCTAAATATTTCAAAATCAAAACATTTACTAAATGAAATACCTGTTCCAGTTCCAGATACACGAGCTTGTATATAACAATTATCAATCTTAGGTTTTGTATAATATGGCTCTGGACTTGAACCGCCATCTGCAATAAATGTTGTTGGGTTGTTCAACATAATTGGATAATCAGCAAATAAATTAAAATTACTTATTGTTGCTCCATCAACTTGTGCAGAAGATGTGTTAGTTGTCATCCAAAAACATCCACCACCAACTTGATTGTTAGTAATAGTTGTTCCAATAGAATTAAATTGACCAGCAGAATCACCATATACAATTATTCCAGCAGGAAGTTGAATTGGAGTTGAAATTAAATATGATCCTTGTGGAAAATGAACCATTCCTTTACTTGAATTAACAGCATTTTGAATTGCCGTTGTAGAATCAGTAACTCCAGATGGATCAGCACCAAAATCTAATACAGATACACTTTCTAGTAATTTAGATGCAACAGTTCTGTTAGTAGCATTTGAGTTACCTTCGTTATATCCAATTAAAGTAGCACCAGTAGGAGCAGAATAAACGGCTTCTACTTGATCTAAAGTAATCGGTGCATTAGTTTGCACATCCCAAATAAGATTGTTATTAACATCATAAACTTGTTGTCTATAAGATCCTGTACCATACGCTATACATTCGCCAGCAGAATCTAATACAACAGGATTTGTATTTAATGTAGTTAAAGCAGCGTCTTGATATGTGTTTTTAAATGTTGTGGTTGATGGTATGTAATAATAAACCTTACCACTTGCTAGTGGATTACCATTCGCATCTAAATACTGTTGTTTTCCGTTTGGAATTAGTGATCCACTCATAATTATTCCTCATTCGCTTTTTTAAGGTCTAGCAACTTACCTAGATTATAATTCTTTTGCATTGTTTCTCTCATCTTTGCAGCGTCTTTTTTGCTAAGATTTTGCAATATTAAATTCTGTGCAACTTCGCCACCAGCTACCCCAGCACCTGTTCCCATTCCTTTAGTTGCACCACCAGCAACTACACCACCAATATAAGGAAGTTTTGAGATTCCTTTCTTTAGTAATCCCATAGTTTCAGCTTGCATTGCACCACCTTCATATGAATGGATGCCTGGCATAATCTGGCCACCAATATTTAACTCGTGAAATGCTTTTTGTTCTTCAGGAGTAAATGCATATCGAATTTTACTTTCTCTAGCATTTAATATCTTATTAACCGAGTTTTGATTCCAAACACCAGCTTTATCAGCTCCAGATTGATAAACTTCACGAGCAATAGAACCTTTCATCTCGTTTTTAACCATATTAGCTTGTGCGATTAAATCTTTAGGCACTTTAAAGTTAATATTACCAACTCGAATAAATCCTTTAGATAAGTTGTCAGCAGTATCATAAACGTGCTTCCATTGAGCAGTATCTAAACCATTCAACTTGCTCATTATCTTATCTTGTCCAACTCCTTTTTTAATACCATTTGGATCAAATTCTCCAAAAATAGTATCCATTCCTTTTGAACCAAATATTGTTTTTTCTAGTTCATGTAAGTTTCTACCTGTTTCAATAGCACCAGGACCACCAACTTTAGCAATGTCATCATCAATAGCTTTAACAGCTTCACCAATTGCATAACGATTTTCAGGACTCCATTGACGATTTAATGCTTTACGGAGCTTTTCTAAGCCAGCAATAGAATTAGGTTTAGTACCTTCGAAACCTTCTGTTTTATGCAACTCTAATAAATCTCTTAATCCATTGGTAAAGTCTGGATTACCTTTTAACTTTAATTCTGCTTGAAATTGCTTAGAATTTAAAAGTCTATCAATATTGCTTGATTCAACAGGATTATCGCCAACTTTCTTTAATCCATATTTATAAACATCATCTTTTAATTTGTTTAAATAGCCTTTAAATCCTTCAAATTCGCCTGTTTTAGCATCGTAATGACCAATTAATGCGTTATTTAATGCATTACCACGTTCTTCATCATTAATTAACTTACGATTTGCACCAGTCTTTTCAATAATATTTTGAGCAAAATCAGATAAAGCATTTTGTTCGTTTGCTATTTGTTCTTTTAACATTTGACCACGAGGAGTTTCATTTGCTCGTTTAGCCGTTACATATTCTTCTCTTAATGTTTTTTCATTACCTGTTAAAACACCTGGTCTAATTTGTTTACTGTCTTTAAGAATATCTTGCAATACTTGTGCTCTAGTAGCTTGTTCTTCAGGAGAAACATCATTAAGAATTTTAGATAATTTAATCTGTGGGAATACTTCTCCACGACCATATTCTTCTCCTGATATTTTGTTCCCATAAGGATTAAACTTAGCTTCAGCAGCACCAACTCCACTCAATGTCGGCAATTCAACAACATTTGTTGGTTTTACAACAGGAGGTTCTGTTAAAGCATATGGACTAGGCATTGGCTTTTTAACAACACTTGGAGGTCTTTCATATGCAGTACGACCAATTAACTGACTCTCAACTCCGTACATTGGAGGTAATGGAGCAGAAGTGCCTAGAATCGCTTTAGGAAGCCCACCAAGCATTTCCATGAGGTTCTGACCTGTCTCTGTTTTCGGTAAATAATGAAACTGTTGTATTGCTTGCATATGTTTTTCGGCTTCATTATAAGCAGATTGAGGACTGCCTGGAGGTACATATCCATAAGCCATAGCAGCAGGAAAACCAGTAATAACACCAGTTACGGCAGATGTTCCAGCTTCCATGCCACCTAACAACTTTTCAAGCATTGAACCTGATTTAATTTCACTAGGATTAACTAAATTAGTTCCTGTTAATGCTTTATTTAGTAACGCAGCAAATACATCGGTTGGAGCATAATTCTTGTGTTCAGTAGGATTAGCTTCAGCTTCTTTTAATAAATCAGCAGCAGAGATTAAGTTACCAGAATTAAGTTCAGGAAGTTTGTATTCAATTTTCGGATTAATTTGAACATGAACTGGATCACCTTTATTCTTAAAAGGTCTATGCAATCCATATTTTTCTAAGAATGTATCAGGTACGTTTGTAGGCAAATCAATAGCATCTTGATGAACCATCTTTGCACCTTTTGGTACAGGAGCTGGAGTATAAATGTTTTTTTCACCAGCTTTTGCTCGTCTGATTAAATCTTCTTGTTCTGCTGCCGTACTAGCTGCACGAGTAATCGGTAAGTCCGTTCCTTTAGGATTTAACTCTTTATCGTTCTTCCAATCCTCTCGCATACGTTCAATACGAGCATATAACTCAGGATCTAAATTTTCTAAGTCAATCTTTTTATCTCTAGGAATAACGGCACTAATCGTAACAGTACCTTTAGGTTCTGTATAGCCTGCTTCTGCTAGTAAATCTTTAGATGATATTGGTGCTCCCATTATTCACCTTTCGATATTAATTCATTAATTTTATCTAAATGTTTTGCAGCGTTAATAAATCTTTCAGACTTTGATCCACCAAGTTCTTTAACAACATCTTTATATCCATTCGGATCTTCAATTTTGTTTTTAAATGCATCATATAAACGCAATGTATTAACATCCAATGTATTGTTCCATGCGTTTTGATATTTAATTGCTTTTTCAGGAGTAAGATTTTTAATACCTTGATTAAACAAATCTTTAGCTTCTGCCATTGCTCTATTAATACGAGATGCTTGAACCAATGCGTCAGCAGTCCAATGTTCATGTCCACCAATTTGTGAAGCCAATGCTTGACCAGCATTTGTTCCATTAATGCCTGGTGAATTAGCTGCTGCCTGTGTTTGCAATGATAATTGATGACCTAATAAGTCAAAGTTAGTTGCTTTATCATCTGTAAATGGTAATGCAGCAAAACCACCACGCAAATTACGCACTAAATCAGCACCACTACCAGTAGTTGTTTTCTTAGCCAATTCAATAATCTTGTTGGTATTAAATCGAATATCAGGAACTTTACTTGCTTCTTCTCTAGCAGATTTAATTAAAGTATTTCCTGTTTCAAGATTAGCTGTAGTTGTTGGTGCTAATTCAGATACTAAAGGTTTATTTTGTTGCGTTCCTATTTGACCTTGCGAACCACCTTGAGGAATGATTGTAGGAGCTCCACTTGGGCCGAGTAAATATTGTGTACCAGCAGGCAATCCAAGATTGTTTCCTTCTTGAGCTACTAATGGAGTTCCAGCAGGCAATTGACCTTGTATAAATCCACCAGGCTTTGATGTTCCTGTTAATGGAATGACGTTCAATATTTGTGTTCCACCACCTGTAGCGATATATTGCTGTTGTGGCAATAACTTACCTAATAACTGTTCATTATTAATCGTTGCTAAATGTTCATTCTTAATAAAATCGTGAATGTTTAATTTTTCTTGCTCTAAATCATTGGACTTAGGAGGTAACATTGCAATATGTTGCATTGCTTCTTGTGGAGTAAACACACCAAGTCTTGCCATATGAGCAAATTCATTAATTAACTTATCTCTAGGTATTTCTTTACCTTCATTAATTTGTGCAACTAATGGCCCAAGTCTTTGACCAGCTAATGTGTTTTTAGTAGCTAAATTACTTAATTTTGCAGTATCAGTTGTAAATTGCTGACCTTTTAATTGCAATAATTTAGTCGCTAATTCAGGCAAATTAATAGATGCGTTTTCATCTTTAGACAATTGAGAAATAATACTTGGCACATCTAAATCACCAGCTTCGCTAGTATTTTCTTTAATTGCTTTAGATACAGCTTTATTGGATAACAAAGACTGTTTATTTTTTTCTAATTCAACTTTTCCTCGTTGAATATTTAAAATATCGCTAACACCTAAATCAAAATTAGGTTGTATTTGTTGTTTAGGTATGATTGATGGATCAACTTGAGCTAGATTTAATGGCATATATTATCCTATGCTAACAAGGAGTAAATTTGAGCACCAGTTTTACCAGCACCCATCAAAGAATTAAACGCATTAGCAGTTGTATTTCCTGCTGCAACTTGTCCTGCTGCTAAAGCATTACCAGCTCCAACAGAAGTATTGTATGCAGCTTGACCTGTACCAGTAGCAGCGTTTTGACCAAGATTTAATAATGCACCTAATTGTCCAGCGTTAGTTGTGTATTGACCTAGAGCAGAGTTATAGTTTGTCTGATACATACCCAAAGCGTTTTGTAATTGCTGATTGTATGTATTACTTGCCAATCCTGTCGTATAGTCTGACAATGCTTTTGCTTGTGCTCCACTACCCAATAAACCTTGACCAGATAATGCATTGTTTACATTCTTTTCACCTTGTTGCAACGTAAACTGATAGCCTGGTGTGTTTTGCAAATTAGATGCATCAAACGTAAATGGATTAAATTGAAATCCTTTACCTGATACACCTGATAAGTTTCCAGAAGTATCAAAGCTAGGATTGTATCCAAGTGAAGTCAATAATTGAGGCAATACAGCAGTTCCAATTGCTGAATAAGGAGCAAGTTTGTTTTGAAGCATTTGATATGCTTGAAGTTGTGCATTTGCTTGTGTTTGTGCAGCTTCTGTTGCAGCTTGAGCTTGTTGATTTGCTCCAGTTATGCCACCGAATATCTGACCTAAAGCGTTTCCTATAAAACTCATAATTTGCTCCCCATCAATACCATTGAATGAAATTTGCCATCTCTCATGTAGGCATTGGCAATTCTGCCTTCTTCAATCAAACCTAGACGCTTCCCCAATTTTAATGCACTTTTGTTCCAATCACCAATAGGTGCAAGAAATTTTTTTGTGCCTCGTTTTTTCATCTTTTCCATACATTCTTCCACAAATTCCTTAGTATGTTTGCACTTCAACATACAAACATGAAGTTCTTTCATTGTCGGTGTTACTGTCCTAAACATTACAAATCCATGCTCATTGACAAAATACTCATCCGACTCACAATAACCATACTGCTCTTTACTTACTCCATCAATTCTGACTGACTCCCAAACTCGGTCATTATGCATAATTGACGTAATAAACTCCTTAGACATTGTATGCAATCATTTCCACAATATCGCCAACATTACATCCGACACCTAGAACCACAGAAGTGCCATTTGTAGCCGTATAATCCGTTCCATTCAATAAAACACCATTGACAAAGACTTGAACGTAACCTACGTTATAAGTCGCACTAAATGTCGTTTGACTTGCAGTCGCTGTAAATGATGTTCTGACATATGGAGGTTTCCAAGTTGGTACTCCACTTGCCACAGTTAATGTATAACCTGTTGTTCCTATGGCTAATTTTGACAGAGTATTTGATGCACTTGCGTACAAAATATCGCCAGTTGTATAAGAAATCTGGGCAGTTCCACCATTAACAGCAGGCAAAGCCGTTCCTGAATAACTGATCGCTAAAGTTCCACTTGTAGTAATTGGACTGCCTGAAATACTTAAAAAACTCGGTACAGTCGCAGCTACAGAAGTAACAGTTCCACCTGTTCCAGTAGCATTAATGGTTATTGCAGCAGAACCGTTATAAGTTGTTCCTGAACTAAAACTGACACCAGTTCCAGCAGTTAAACTAAATAAATTACTGCCTAAAGCAACACCTGAAATCGTGCTATTGGTTAATTGACTGTTTCCAATACCTGACAATGTGCCACCAAGCGTTAAAGAACCACTAGAAGTAACTGTTCCTGTTAAAGTAATACCATTGACGCTTCCTGTTCCTGAAACGCTTGTAACGCTTCCTGAACCTTTATTATTAAATGTGTTCCAGTCGGTGCTAGACAAATATCCACTACTTGATACACCAGCTTGTGAAATGCTAACTGTCGGTGTATATCCTGACGTTACAGAAATAGGAGATGTTCCTGAAACAGACGTTACATAGTTCAAGGATGGAATATCAGCAGAAACTAAAGCTCTAAATGTAGGAGTTGCAGCACTACCTGTTGATGGCCCAGCAAACACAGTATTTGCCGTTTGTGTAGTCAAAGTTCCTGTTAAAGTTCCACTTGTTGTAACTGGTGAACCTGATACAGAAAATATAGATGGCAAAGACAATGCTACGCTAGTAACTGATCCACTACCTTTATTATTGAAAGTTGTCCAATCAGTCGATGTTAAATAACCACTTGCAGATGAACTCGCTGCACCCATACTGATATTAGGTGTAGTACCACCAGATGATAAAACAGGTGAAGTAGCTGTAACAGATGTTACATAAGTACCAGATGGTTGTTTATTGTTAAATGTATTCCAATCCGTTGAACTTAAATAACCACTTGTTGTTGCAGACGATTGTGTAATACTAATATTCGGAGTTGTACCACCACTTGAAGATATTGGTGCAGTTCCTGTAACCGATGTTATTGTTCCACCAGAACCAGTTGCACTTAGTGTGCCACCAGTAAATGAAACTCCTGATCCAATCGTTACATTTGAGAACCCACCAGCACCATTACCATAAAGTATGCTTGTGCCACTCGTAGCAGGAGCATAATCCGTTCCAGATAAAGCAGCAGATATGGCAGTTCCATTTCCTTTTAAAAGTCCTGTAATCGTTGTTTTCATCGTTACAGTTGCATTGCTTGTGCCATTGACTACAGTACCAGCAAATCCATTTGCAGAACTTATCAAAACTGGCAAAGAATAATCTGCTCCTGAAGTTGCAGCAGACAAAGCCGTTCCGTTACCTTTTACAAGTCCTGTTACTGTTGTCGATAAAGTAACGTCAGCATTTGTTGTTGTATAAACAATATTGCCTGTAAATCCATTTGCCGACAGAATATTAACTGTTTGTAGATATTGTTGCTGAATCTGCGTTAAATTTAATGGAGGTGTTTGATCTCCACCTGTTCTTTGGTACATTTGCACCAAAAACATTAGCCAGGGCACACTTAAATTATTATTCGCATCAACAAATGGAATATTAAGGACTGGTAAATTGGATGCAAGATTAGCCATTGTTTGGTAATGCATCTACAAACGCACCAGATAAAGCCGTTTTAGTAGGTACACTCCAAAAGATTTCAAATACTCGATCTCTTGCCATTCCTAAACGATTCCATTTGATGCTTGTAAGATACTGTCCTTCTTGACCTAAGTTTTGCATAACTGGATTGCTATACGTCTTGCCTCTGTCATCTGACCAACGTAAATTAACATTTGTTGATTGATTTAAATATCCATTACCAGATTCCATTTCAGCAATAAAGCTACGATAATGCACACGACTTGATGCGTCATCTTCCATGTGATAAAAACCACGCACTCTTATTATTGGTTGCCCATTATCTGTGTAATTGTTTTGGTCAATAGCATATAAATTACCATTTTGCCAATCACCTACAATTAATTTATTGTAAGCAAAAGCAAAGCAATTTGAACGATGACGATTAAACCCACCATTGTTATCAATATAATTCCATTCATTCCATTGATTATTGGACAAGTCATATACCCATGTCTTATTAGCTGTTGGGAATGTAACTACATAAAAGAAATGTCCGTTCAACTCATAGGTATAACCAATAGCATCAGATAATGTTGGATAACCTTGTAACTCATTATTGATAGCAAATGTAGAAATCTGTTGTGCTGCAAAGTTAGAAGTCTTACAAATAAACGCTTGACCTTGTGGAGATTGTGCTACCCAATACAATTCACCATCCATTTGTGCTATTGAATTGGTTGCTGCACATCCGTATTGAATAAACGAACCAGGCAATCTTCCAAATGGAAATGTCGTGTTACCTTGATTAAACCAAACTTCAGTCGTTGTTTCACCAAACAAATATAAATAACGTCTTGTAATACCAATACCAACTAATAAATCCGAGAATCCTGTAGTCGATGCGTAATCAATTGGATCAAATGTTGTTGTATTTGGCAAAGAAATATACCATTCTCTTGTGCCAATATAGTTCAATACAAAGTAGCCATCAACATAATTAACTTGATTGCCACCATAGAAACCAGCTTGAGTAATTTGAGCAAACGCATTATTTGCTAGATGAATTGTCCATCCATTGTTTAACGTACCATCGACAAGTATTAAATCAACGCTATTATCGACCATTGAAACTGGGCCACTAGATGATGTAATTGTTCCTAAAACGGTACAAACATTTGAACTACTAATAGCATAAACAGTATTACCACATACACCATAGAGTTGATTATTGGTTGCAAAATATAATCCTCTCCATGAATTAACGGCTACATTAGTTTGTAAAGTTAAGCCTGGTGTTGGATAGTGCGTAAATGGAAATACACTTGTTTGTGGATTCGCTTCCAAGTAAAGATTAACACATCGCTGTGCAGACGCTATAACGCTTCTTGCTTGATAAGCACCATTGGATAAAGCTACCTTCGCCATTATCCAGCACTTCCAACGTAGAAATCTCCATAAATGTTGTATGCTCCAGACTTGCCACGCAAAGCAATTGGCATATGCAACAATGGAATTTGTGAATTGACTTCTTCAATTGCTCGCATACTTGCTTCAGCATACTTTGTAATCTTCGGATTATCAGGCATACCATAAATCGTCAATATTCTATCTGCTAGATTCCATTGCAATGCATCCAAGTATTCAGGAGGTAAAACAATCGTATCACTTAGATTTTCAAATGAATCTAACTGAATCATCACAGTTATAAAGATTTCATATTGATTATTGGGTACAGGCCATACATAAACATTACCGACTGGAAAACCAGTTGAGTAATAAATATATTGAGGAAACGCATTAAGATTCTTAATCGAGATTCGGTTGTAGTCTTCTTGTGCTCTTAAAACTTGTAAAGGATAATCCACAGGCAGAACAGAACCACCTTGCATACGAATAAATGCAGATTCTAACTTTACAGGTCTTGTGATATTAAATTGCTGTCCAGTACCAATTGTGTACAATACTGCACCAGTCGCTTGTAAGCCTATTGTTTCTAAGTTATATACCATGTAACGTCTGCGTTGCCATTGAGCAAGCATCATATTTAGCATATTGAAACAATCGTTTATATCTTCAGCTAATGGAGTTTGTCCAACACCTATGACGTTTGCCGTTTTAAGTGCTAAAGTAATAATATCTCTAGGAGTTGTCGGCAATGGTTGGCTCATATCTATCCTTAATCTGAAGAATGGACTCCCAATTAAGAGAGTCCACCAATACATCTACAACGCAAATTAAACTACGTCAGCTACTACGCAAGCCCATTCAGGTTTGATTGCAGCGTAACCGTATAGAATATCCATACGAGTAATCAAGCTATCTGACATAACGTCATATGCTTCAATCATACGCAATGAGATTCCATCAAAGTTAGCACGAGCAGCTTGTACCACACCAGCAGTAGGCATTTCTAAGTCAGCAGTTGCTAAAGTAAATGCTTCTGGGAAGTATGCCAAGTTCTGACGATACTGTGTACCAGCAGGCATTACTAAGCTAATTGCAGCAGAGTTAGCTGGAGATGCAGTTACAGTATTAAACGCAGCAGGAGCTGGAGTAATCGCTGGGTAAATTGGGATAGAAGTTGCACCAGAGTTTACGTTAGCAGTTACAACAAACTGACGTAATGTACCTTGTGATAAACCAGTTAAACGGTTAATCGCATATACACCAGCAATAGTAATAACATCACCAGCGTTCAATGAACCAGTAATTGCATTAACAGTTAAAGTTGTACCTGTTTGTGAACCACCATTAACAGTACCAGCAGTAAATGTACCAACAGTATGAACTAGAGTTGTCTGGTCATACATCCAATCAAAGCCCAAAGTATCACGAGAAATAATACCTGTTTCATACTGGTCAGAAATCTTAACCTGTGGGTTAAATAAACCAGCTAATGAACTAATAGTACGAGATTGTGTTACTGGATCAAGAATAATCTTACGATCCATTCTTGGTGATAAGTTCTGGTCAAGTGCTGCACCAGCTTGTAGCCATTGAGTAGCAGTTGGACTAGACAATGTTGAACCACTTAA